ATTTATTCATTTAAACATGATAACAATAATTTATATTCTAAATCAACAGACAGGTATTCGATGACAGACGAAAAAAAAATAAATAATATTTTAAATGGTTGGAGAAACTCCTTAACTAAATTACCTGCCTATATTACAGATAGTAAATTATTTTAATAATGAAAGTAACTGCATTATTATTAAATTGGAAACGACAAGAAAACATTGTTAAAGTAATCCAATCCATCCGAGATCAATCAATTGATGTTGATATATGGTTATGGAATAATAATATTGAGGATAAGACATCTTATGATGTAGATGTTCAAATTAATTCGTCAAATAATTTTAAATGTTGGCCAAGATGGTTAGTTGGGTCAATGGTTGATGAAGGTTTTATTTTTACATTAGATGATGACATAATGTTTAATAAAACAGATGTTATTGAAATTTGTTTAAATACGTATAAAACTATAGATACAACTAAAACATTCCCAATAATTGGTTATTCGGGTGTTGTTTTAAATAAGGAAAAAGATTATTGGAAATCAAAACACACACATAAACCCTATGATGATACCGACATAATGGTTGATGTTATTAAAGGTAGATTTATGTTTATGGATAGTAAAATTTTAAAAAATGTTTTATTAGAGAATGAACCCACTTGTGAAGATATAAAAATATCTTCCTATTCAAATTACAAGATTATTCCATCTTTAATATCAAATGGATTAATCAACTTGGAGGAGGGTCCTGAAGCATTACACTCAAGTTTAGAACAAAGACAAAAAAGAACTGAGGCAACCAAAAAGTATTTTATTAAAACCGTAAAGTACGGTTAATTATTTATTATTTATAAGTTGGTTTTATATTTAAGTTAAATAAAAAACTTATGGCAATTAGAAAAAAACCAATTTTAAAAGACGATACAACGTCAACTACTCAACCACAAATTTCAAGAAAAGAGTTAATTAACTCTGTAATCAAAAGAAAACAAAAAAGTAAATTTTTATCAGACAATCAAAAAGACTATTATGATATTTTGATTAACAATCAAATTACAATTTGTTCAGGACCGGCAGGTGTTGGTAAAAGTTATATTTCAATGAAGGCGGCGGTAGATTTACTAATAGATCCAAACAATTCATACGAAAAAATTATTATTGTTAGACCCGCAGTTGAGGCCGAAGAAAAGTTAGGATCTCTTCCAGGAAATTTAGAAGAAAAATTAGACCCTTATATTTTTCCATCTTATTACTTACTTAATAAAATAATTGGTAAAGAAGCGAGAGAAAAATTAAAAGAGTATGAAGTAATTGAAGTGTTTGCGTTAGCATACATGAGAGGAATGAATATTGATAATTCAATATTAATCTTTGAGGAAGGTCAAAATGCAACACCTAATCAAATGAAATTATTATTAACAAGAATTGGATACAATAGTAAATTTTTCATATCAGGTGATTTAGAACAAACGGATCGTTATAAAGATAAAAAACAATCGGGTCTTTATGATGCACTACAAAGATTCAGTGGTATACCAGATATTGGTATTTATGATTTTAAAAATGCTAAAAATGTTAGAAACCCATTAATTAGTGAAATATTAGTTAAGTACGATGAAGAAAATAGGGATTGAGATTAATGGTGTTTTAAGAGACACTATTAGTAAATTTACTGAATTATATGAAAAACATTTAGTTGATAGTCATTTTAATGAGTCAACGGATAAAACATATGAAATTGAATTTTCAGGTGATACAGATGAGGTAATTGAACTTAATGAAAACGTAGAGGTTAATAATTTTGAATATAAAGTTTTAAGTCCTGTCACATCATTAGATTTAGGTTCACATTTTTCATTTCCATCTAAAGATGATTTATATTCATTTATGTATGAAGAATATACAATGGAGTTATTTGGTCATGCACCATCAACAGAGATGTTATCATTTAACCTATTAAACGATATTTACTATAACTTGAGAGATACTTATGACTTAATGATTGTTTCTGATGAGATAGGAAGATCTAAACCATCGTCACTTTTTTTCTTATCCAAATTTGGTTGTTTAGTGGAAAAAGTATTTTTCTATAGTGAAATAACAAAAAATAATATGTTAGATGAGATAGATATTTTACTTACGGCCAATCCTGACCTACTATTAAATAAACCTGATAATAAAATCATTATAAAATTTATTACAGATTATAATAAAAACATCAAATCAGAATACGAAATTTCTTCTTTATCTGATTTGGAATTAACGATTAAAAAAATAGAAGCGAATGTTTAATGTGTTTGGAGAAAACTATTATATTGATTTAGATAAAATAGAGGACTTTGTCCAGTATAGTGGTACAAGTGGTGAAACTCAAATCCACGTAGTAAAATATGAGTCAGTTAAAGCAATGGTTGACACAATTTTAACTGAAATAGGAGAAGTGGATGAAAATTTAGGTATGAAAAATAATGAGGTTACTATTCCCTTTAAAATTGCTTTTAATACACTTTTAATGAAAAAAATAATAAATAAAATATAAAACATGAACCAAGAACAAATTTTAAAACTAGAAGAATCCATTCAGAAAATGAGGGATAAGAAGTCAAGAATTTATTTTATAGTACAAGACACTAAAGGAAATGCAAAAGCGTCAATACGTTACATTTACGAAATGGCTATGTCACTAAAAAATAATGGATTTAATGCCATAATACTACATGAAACCCCTGAATACTTTGGTGTAACAGATTGGTTAGGTGAGGAATATATGACAAATTTAGATCACAAATCTATTGAAGGAACTAATTTAGAAATCTCACCTGAAGATTTAATTGTTATTCCAGAAATTTACGGATTCATAATGGATCAAATAACTAAACTACCTTGTGGTAAAATTGTGTTATCACAATCATACGATTACATTTTTGAAACACTACAACCTGGACAAACTTGGACTCAACTTGGATTCCATAAATGTATTACTACATCAGAAAAACAAAAAGAATATATTTCGTCAACAATGAGAAGTGTCTCAGTTGATGTTATTGAACCAACAATTTCTGAAGTTTTTGAAAAACAAAAATTTCCACCTAAAACAATTATTGGTGTACACACAAGAGACCATAGAGATACGGTAAATTTAATTAAAACTTTTTATACTAAATTTCCACAATACAGATGGATTACATTTAGAGATTTAAGAGGATTATCTCAAGTTGAGTTTACAAACGCAATGAAAGAAAGTTTTGCATCCGTATGGATTGATAATATTAGTTCATTTGGTACATTCCCACTTGAATCTATGAAGATGGGAATACCTGTTATTGGATTGGTACCTAATATCACACCTGAATGGATGAATGAAGAAAATGGTATTTGGATCAATAACCAAAATATGATTGTTGATGTTATTGCTGATTTTATACAAAATTGGTTAGAGGACAATCTTAACCCTAAATTATACGAAGAAATGGACGTAACCATTAATAAACTTTCAACCAAAGAAAAATTTGAATCGGAAGTTGTTGAATTATTTGCAAAAATGATTGACACAAGATCGGATTCTTTTGAGGCTCAACTATCTAAACTTGAAACAACTGAATAATATGGAAAATAATAAAACTATCTCGGTAATATTACCAATTAAAACTGCTAGGTCCGCAGACTTTGAGGACTTCTTTGATAGATGTATCAAATCAATTAAAAACCAAGGTGAAACCGTAAGTGAATTGGTTATCGTTTATTGCGATGATTCTCTTTTGGAAACACACATTAACTCTTATGATTTTGACGGATTAAACGTTAAATTTGAAGTATGGAAAGACGAACCTAATTTCGCTAACCAAGTCAATAGAGGTGTTGAAATATCAACGTCTAATTGGGTTTCATTAATTGAGTTTGACGATGAGTATTCAAACATATGGTTTAAGAACTCACAAAAATATATGGATATCTATAAAGATATTGAAGCATTTTTGCCAATTGTTGTTGATGTTAATGATAAAGGAGTATTTGTAGGATTTACAAATGAAGCAACATTCGCAGCAAACTTCACACAAGAACTTGGTTATTTAACTAACGAAACATTACAAATGTATCAAAATTTCCAAATTGCTGGAATGGTTATTAAAAAAGAAACTTTTTTAGAATTTGGTAAATTTAAATCAAATATTAAATTAACATTTGGTTATGAGTTCTTTTTACGTATGACTCACGCATCTGTTAAATTTTTAACAATCCCTAAGATCGGATACAAACATATGAACTTAAGAGAAGGATCTATTTTTTGGAACTACAAAAATGGTGACAACAGGTTAAGTGAAGATGAGGCTAAATTCTGGATTGAGGCGGCTAAGAAAGAATATTTCTACACCGCACAGAGGGACATAAAATATGAACCACAAGAAGTTTGATGTCCGAAAATGGTAATTTATCAAACGAAGAAATTGAAAAGAAAAAGAAGGGAAGAAAGCCCACAGTAAATAATTATTTTGACGTAAGAGAAGAAGATGCGGTTAGGGCCTACCTAATCGCAGAATCTTCTGAGGAGAAGAATAAAATTTATAACCAGTTTTTAAAAAACCCCTTAGATAAAATGATATCGTCAATTATTAGACGATATAAATTATACAGAAGAGACATGGACTTTGAGGAGATCCATATGGATACTCATTCATTTTTAATGACTAAAATAGACAAGTTTAAGCCGGCTAAAGAGAAAAAGGCTTATTCTTATTTTGGAACTATCTGTAAAAATTATCTTATGGGACAAATTTTGAAAGACCAAAAAGAAATGAATAGAAAAATATCTTATGAAGATATTTCGGGTGATGTTCATAATATGCCAGATATGATTTATTATATTGATAATGAAGATGTAAGTTCTGAAGAAATTATAAAAAAATTCCTTAATGAACTTAAAGATAATATGAATGAACCAAATATATCTGAACAAGAAATAAAATTGGGTGAAGCTTTAACTGATATTTTCACAAATTATGGGGTAATTTTCCAAGAAACATCAAATAATAATAAGTTCAATAAGAACATTATCCTGTTTGAATTAAGGGAAATGACCAATTTAAGTACAAAAGAAATACGTAATTCATTAAAAAGATATAAAAAAATATACTTTCATATCGTAAATGAATTATTAAAATAGAATAAAAAATACTTATAGATATGGGAAGGCCGACAAAAAAAGAAATTAATCTAACTAAGGAATCAATGTTATCTTTGATGCAAGAGATTTATAATGAACTTGTAGAACAAAGAAATACCGCAATTAGAATACAAAACAAGATGTTAACAATGATGAAAGAACCGGAAGATATGACTCTTATTGGTCCTGTTATTGAAAAACAACAAAAGATTATTAATGATTGTGTAGATAAAAAATTATCTCTTTCAAAACTACAAGCACAAATTTGGCAAAAATCTCAGGAGAAACAAGAGGATAATTTTACTTTGTCAGATTTAGATCTTGATGATGATACATTTAAAAGTTTAATTGATAAAGATACCTCAACAGATAATAGTTACAAACTGAATAAATAATGGCACAGGATACTGAAGATGGTTTTAATGAAGTAGATAAAAAAACAACTACACTCAAAAAGTATAAGAAGGTTAGTGGTGATATTCAAGATCTACGAAAAAAGGCTGGAAAAACTTTAGAAAAGAAAAAATCTGAAACTTCCACACAACTTTCTGACGCAAAAAAATTAAAAAACAAATATCAAAAAGAAATTAAAACTCAATTTGATAAGTTGTTAGATTTAAACTTTTTGTCATTGGGTGCGGGTAAAAGTAGTCAAGGTTATCTTAAAAAAACTTTTACAAAGGCAATTAAAGAAATTACACCAAAATTAGATGATATTTTATTGGAATTAATGTTAAGCGCCGTAGGTTGTTCTCAAGATCAAGAATTTGTTCCTCAGACGATTTATATTAGAGTTAAGTCCGTTGACTTACTTAACACATTAAAAGAGGATCCTGCAACAGATGTAGGTAAATTATTATATGAAAAGAAAAGTATTCAATATAGTAGTTTTCCATTTTCAATGAATAAGGAATTATATAATAGAACTCAAAATATTAACCAACCATTTAGTGTTCCGGCATCAGGACAAAGTTATCTAGGTACGTCAGGTCAAGAATTATTTGATATTTCATATGTTGAGTCTTACGTTGATCCAACAACTTCACAAACAATACAAGGTAACTTTTTTAAAGTTGATTTAAAGAATAGAATAACCACAAATAAAGTTTCTGAATTTTTGAAAGATTATTTTACAACAATAAAACTTTTTGATGAGACTAATTTCTTTGCAAATCTTATGAATCAATTGACAGGTGCGGTTTCAATTAAAAAAGGAGATGGTAATGCCGATTTAGAAGATCTACAAAAAATATTATTAATTATTCAAAGAATATTAGGATTGTGTTTTGATAACACTAAAGAGATTGATGTGTCAGGAATTGCAAAATTGTCGGAAAATGATAATGTTGACGAATCCTTCTTTGAGTTTACAGACATTGATTTACGTTTTATTGATTCAAGAGTTTCTGATATTAAACTAGGTGTTGTTGAATTTGAAGAATGTGATACCGTTAAATTACCCGTTGACTCGGATAGTATTACAAACGCATTAAATAATCTTATTTTTGTTGATGGTAAAAATAACTCAAATAGTATTGATGATGCATCTAACTTAACTGATGTTTTAACTAAAAATCCAGGGTGGTTTCCTTTAGAGATAAATATTGATTTATCATTCCTAAAGGAATTCCCAAAAGCAATGGTATCTACGGTACTTTCACCTAAAGTGGTTTTACCATTGATGATAACAACAAAATCATTAGGACAAAATTTAGATTTACAAATTAGTTCATTTATGGATTTTGCAAAAAAACTTAAATCGTTCTTTATTAAATTTGCATCAATGGTTGGAGAAATTTTTGTTAAAATTTTATTTGACATAATTAAAAAAGATATTTTGAATTTAGTCAAATCTGTAAATTTAGATGTAATTAGAGGGTTAAATAATAAAAGATTAAATACAATATTATCTTTAACTGAATTAATAATTGCAATTGCTAAAATTATAAAAGATTTCAGGGAATGTAAAAGTGTGATTGATGATCTATTAAATGCATTAAAAATCGCATCAAAAGGATTTGGTGGAGACATCCCATTACCATTATTATTAACTTCAAAACTTTTAAGTGGTTATTCCTCAGATAGGGCATTTTTAAATGTTATTGCAAATTTTGAAGAATTGGGGTTACCAACAGGTACAATGCCAGATGGAAGTCCTAACCTAATGTTAGCGGCAATGAAGGCGTTATTGGATGGGTCAGATCAAGAAAACGCTTCAAATGGTAAATCACAAATTGCAATATACCCACTAAGTATAACACCAATTGGACAAACAATACCAATAGTTTGTTATGGTAAATAAAATATAAAACAATGGATAATAAAGTACAATCACAACAAGTTGTGGAAATTATTAAAGAACACAAAGTTAGACCTAATAAAGATCTAATTTTGGCTATGGAATTTATTAAAAAAGATTTTGATATTACAAAAGAAAATTTAATTAAAATGACAAGTCATTTAGACAAATTAGAATTAACATATAATACACTATTAAAAGAATATCAAGCAAGAAATGTGGTTCAAAAATAAAAATTTATTTCCGGGTTATGTAAAAGATAATAAAGACCCAATGATGTTGGGTAGGGTACGAGTTGTACCTACCCTTGAAAGGTATGAGGATTCTTTACCCGAAGATTGGAATGAAGAAAATGATAAGTGGACGGCAAAAGATCCATTTGTATTTTTACCATTGTTACCATACTACATTAATCAGGTCCCAAAAGAGAATGAATATGTTAATCTAATTTATTACGACAATCGTGAAAGATTGGATGCAAATAAATTTTACATTCAAGGTCCAATAACAAGACCCCAAAATAATTCTAAAGAAGATTGGAAAAACTCTCAGTCTATGTTGGCAACTGGAGAATTTTTCAAACAGGCAAATCAATTAAGAGATCGTAAAACAGGGATTACTGACCCAAAAATTTATGGAATATACCCCGAACCTGGTGACAACGCAATATTAGGTAGAGGAACCGCAGATGTTGTTGTTAAAGAAAATGATGTGTTAATACGAGCAGGTAAATTAGACCCTCTTAAATCTTCAAGTGCCGATTTTAATATACCCGTACCAAATGATAAAAGATCATTTTTACAAATATCCACATCTCCTTTAGAAAAAATTAAAGGTGAACCAAAAGACTTTGTCTTATACGTCAAAGAAAGTAGACAAGTTAAAAATTTGGTTGAGTGGGAAATTACAAATCTTGCAACAACAGGATCAACTTTTGATGGTAGTGTAAAATTATATAGTTTAATTCCAGTTCCTGAAACATTATCTAATAAAATTTTCCTTACTTCTGATTTAGATAGTTATAAAGGAACAACATTATATGAATTAAACTTTACCGGTAAAACTTCTGAAGAATCTTTAACAATAATTAATGATTTTATTAAAGGTGTTAATATTGGTAAAATAAATATTGATGGTTATCTTTCATACCCATCACAAGATGGAGCTAAATTGGAAAATCAATTTCCATTTGTGTTTACTCCAACAAAAAGTAATACTGAAATATATTTAAATGCAAGTATTGATACCCCAAGTGGTTTAACTGAATTTAATAATATTTTGGATTTTTATTCAAAAACTAAATTATCACCTCAAAATAAAGAGTATGGTTTTGGTCTTGTTTGGATACAAGATGTTTTAGGTGAACAACTTGAAGTTAAAATAACTAAAGTTGCAAATGACACATTTGAGGCAGCCCCAACATCATATGGTGTCATGGGTGGTGATTTTCTTTATTTGTTATCACATAAATCAGTTATCCCAAGTAAAGGCACTCCGATTGATCTAAAAAATACATTATACGGTATTGATCAACCAACGTTAACAGATACGATTTACGGTAAAACAAATTCAATGGTTAGGGGGGAAGAGTTAATGACGTTCTTAAGTCTAATTGTTGACTTTATGTTAGGTCACGTACATAACTTTCCAGGAAATGCACCTATAGAAGAATACCCAAATATTCCTAGCGGACCTTCAGCCAAAAAGATTAAAGAAATACTTAATAATTCTCAAAATACAATATTAAATCAAAATATTAGGATTAATTGATATTTATATTAAAAACGTAAATGTCAATAAATAATTCATATTTCAGTAGGAATAATACTTTAATATCTGATAGTCTTGTTAATTCAGGGAGAAATCCTGTTACCGAATTATTTTATGGTGATGGAAGTCTTCTAAACCCAATTGGATTCACACGTTTTATCTTTGATTTAGACCTTACTTTATTAAAAGAAAAATACCAAAATGGTGTTATAAGTGAGGGGTGTAATTCAGACACAACTCATACTTTAAGAATGACTAATACAAGTTATTTTGATAAAGAATTATTAAACACTTCCACATCTCAAGGTAGACTAAGAGCAACGTCATTTGACTTAATTTTATTTAGAATACCACCTAACTCCTTATCGGGAACTTCTCAGAATTGGGATGAGGGTGTTGGTTATGATTACTATGATCAAGTAACTGGTATACCAAGTGATAAGAACTATTCAGATAGACCATCAAATTGGTTAGAAACCACAACAATTACGGATTGGCAAGAACCAGGAATTTATAGTAATACAAACACAGGGTCATTTAATTATAATCAGTTACAAATTATTGATACACAACATTTTGAATTTGGTGATGAAAATGTAGAGTTTGATATGACAAGTGAAATTAACTCTATTTTAAATGGATCGCTAACAGGTGTAACGGGTTGGGGAATTGCTTACTTACCTCAAGTTGAAAACTTAACAGGTACAACAGGTAATTATTCTGTTGGATTTTTTACAAGACACACTCAAACATTCTATGAACCATTCTTAGAAACAAACTATAATGATTCAATTGAAGATGATAGAAATTCATTTTCATTAGGTAAAATTAATAAACTGTACTTATATATCTTTGAAGATGGGGATTTTCAAAACTTAGATAACAATCCTTTAGTAACAATTGGTGATCAATCGGGAACTCCAATACCGGGTCTTATTAATTTACCATCTTGTCAGGTAACAAAAGGTGTTTATGAAGTAACAATACCACCATTACTTGGATATAAAACTCCATGTATTTTTACCGATACTTGGTCAAACATTTTATTAAATGGTTTTTCATTACCTAATGTAATAAATGAATTTGTAATTTACCCATTACAGAAATCAATTCAAATTGGAACAACAACTAATGATCCTGCGGTATATGGTTTTGATTATTATGGAATTAAACAAGATGAAAAAATATTAAATACCGATATTAGAAAAGTTGGTGTTATAATCAAGAAAGCATATACCACTAACCAACAATTACCAAAAATTGAAGGTCAGTATAGAGTGTATGTTAGAGAAGGTCAAACCGAAGTACAAGTACAAGATTGGACAAAACTTAATAGAACTCCAAATGAGTACTATTTTATATTTGATACAAGGGATAAGATTCCAAATGAATATTATATAGATTTAAAAGTCATTTCTAGTGGAGAAGTAAATACTTATAAGAGACAGATTAAATTTCAAATCGTAAATAAAAAATAAAGATATTTATTAAATAAAGATATGGCAAATTTTATATTAGAACAATGTTCATCATCAAATCAATTCATAGTTGGGTTTGGTGTAAGTTTTACCCCAATAACGGGACAAACTTATTCATTTAGTAATGGACTAACAGGAGAAACTATTTGTGGTATCATAATATCTGGTACCGCAGAAGTAACAACATATTCGGCAATCACCCAATATGATAATTGTAATGAATGTATTATTGATACACCAAGAAGTGCAAATACATTAGTTACTATTTGTGTTGAAATATGTACAACAGGAGACACTGGTACTTCTGTAGTATCAGTAAACCCACCTCATCCGGTATATACCGATGGATATGGCACACCTGTAACACAATTAAACATGGTTACATTAGGAGGTCCTAACGGATTAAATAATTAAAACAATGAAAAGAGTAATAAGATTAAATGAAACGGACATTACCAATTTGGTAAAAAGAGTCCTTAATGAACAGAAAAGTGAACGATATATGTTCTTTTCAAATTTAGAACAAATGAGAAGACAATGTGATTTATTATTAGATTTTGATCGTAGTGAGGTTGAATCTATTTTAGATAATGGACATGACTGGGCTCAAGATCATATTTCTGAGGCTAAAAACAATATGGATCAAGTATTTGATTTCATGATGAATGAAACCACAAGAGACGGTATGAAATCATCTAAGAATATTGATGATGAAGATATGGTCATGATGGAAGGAAAGAAAAAAGTAGGTACGCCTCTTTGTGCAAGAGGTTTGGCGTCCGCCAAAGCAAAATATGACGTTCACCCCTCAGCTTATAGTAATGGTCACGCAGTACAGGTTTGTAAAGGAAAAATTAAAGGGTTAGACGGTAAAAGACATTGTTCAGGAGCTTATTGTTAAAAATTTTTTAAAAATATTTTTTTATTCAAATAATTTATATATATTTGTAGATACATAAACTTTATACAAATATGAAAAACAGAGTAAAAAGATTCTTAAGTAGATTAAAAATTAAATTTTATATTTGGTCAAAAAAATCTTCAGGTATTATACCAACTTATCAAGATGAAACCCTATCATATGAAAAGACCTGTTTTAAGATATGTCTTAAAATAATTCAACATAAAAATACAGAATTTATGATCGCTCCAATGTCTGATAAACGTTATCTTAAAAATGACGATATGAAAATTTTCATAACAATGACAGATCGTAGAGTTGAGATCACTAATCACGTTTATAATTATAATGTTAAACTACATGATAGGGATTGGGAAAGATTGACATATATTTTTGATCTTGAGGCAGATAAGAGAAGACTTAAGTATGAGGGTGATGTTAATTCACAAATTACTAACTCTCTACACAATATCTTAGACCGAGTTTCTAATTTCAATTAAAATATTATTAACTAAGGAATCTACGGATTCCTTTTTTGTTTTATATGATGTCATTATTGGTTTTTGTCCTTTTCCTGTTTGTGTGTCTTTTTTTTCTGAGGTTCTTTTTTGTTGGCAGGCAGATCTTTTTTGTGAATCGCTCATTTTACCTGCAACTCCAGCTGCCCTACATTTAGGGTAAGATCCTTTAGATGTATCCTGTCGTCCACAGGGAGGGTGTTTGCCGTCAACTTTACTACAAATGTTAACCCAAGGTCCTTTTGGTTGAGAAGACCCTTTAGGTTTCTTCTTTTTACCAAACCAAACTGCAAGATCTTCCATTAAAGTATCATCTGTTATTTCAACCCATTCATTTACAGGTACAATTTTTTTATTTTTACCAGGTGTTTGGTTAATATTATTACCATCATCATCACTAAATGTTGAGTTCGGGTGTTTCTTAATATAATTTGTAACTTTTTTTGCTTTAGACTCTATTTTTTTGATTTGTTTTTTTGTTTCATCCATTGACCCGTCATAACTATCAAATTCTAACATTGGACTATCGTATTTTGATACAGGTATTGTGAATGGTCCGTTTTGAGAATTTTTAAATTTTCTAACACCTAACTGCATTGGTGCAATATATGAACCTCTACTCCCACCACTATCTGAAGTTGCTTCAGATAAAACTTTCTTTATTATTTGATTTAAATCCATAATTTGTCTACTATTATAAATATCAACACAATACAAAATGGAAGAACAAGAAAATGAATTATTTGGTAACCTGTTTGGAACCATAAATTTACTAAGTGAAGAACATTTAGACGCAATTCTTATATCTATGAATAAAGATCACGCCTTATATTATTTAATTGAGTCAGTTAAAGCATCACATAAACGTGGTGCATTTACAATTGGTGAATCTGAAGTTATATCAAAAGCCATTAGAGTATTGTCAAAATTGGAAGAACCTAACCAAACTATTGATAAATAAAAAAAGGAGACAATTACTTGTCTCCTTTCTCTTATTCGGTATTTAATTGATTATCTCAATTCTCTCAAGTCAAATGTTCTAACTCCATCAACTGTGATACGTCCGTAGAAACGGTTATTAACCATTTTCTTAGCGTATCTTGTCATTATACCTTTAATAGGTGTAAAGTTGAATGGATTGTACATTGTAGGTGTCAATTGTAGAGGTACGTACGGTGCGTAGATGTAACCTGTGTCTAACAATGATGTTCCTTTGTGTCCTACTAACACTGTGTTAGCTGGGAAGTAAGGGTCACGGTAAACTTGGTAACGTCCTGCAAGAGTACCTACTCTTTCAATACCCATGTTATACTGATCTTGCTCAGGAGATGCGTTAGATACGTGGAAGTATTCTAAGTCATCAAAGATAGCTGAAATCTCAGAAGAAACTACGATCCAGTTAGCTCCACCTCTCAATGTAGATTTGTGGATTTGTGCTGACAATTGGTTAATCGCAGTAATCAAAGTTTGATTCCAATCTTTTTGAGTGTAAGATGTAGTTAAAGACAATCTTCTCCATCCGTTGTAATCCCAACGTAAGTTCCAAGCCGATCCTTTTCTCAAGTCACGTAAGATCTCACGGTCAATCTCAGCTGCAACTTGCTCAGATAACAATGCAGTTAACTCAGCTTCAGCGTCGATGTTATGGAATGCAGCAACGTCTTGAGCTAACTCAGGAGACCATTGTGCTCTTAGTTTTCTTTCAGTTACAGAAACAGTTACTGATTCTAAATCAAAAGAAACCTCACCGATTTTATCTTCAAACTCTAAGTTTTTGTATCTTCTGTAAACCGCAGTAAATGCAGTAGCTTGAGCGATAGCACTTAAAGTTGTTCCTGTGTATCCGTCTAATGTAGTACCACAAGTAGCACATACAGGACAAGATAAATCAACTTCTAAATAGATACAACCTTCTTCATCACAGATATCGTTGTAAGAACCACCATTTCCTGTTGATGCGTAAGAAGTTTGAGCTTGATTACCGTATTTAACGATTCCTTTACCGTAGATTTGAGTAACAACTCTAAACAATAATGGACCAGTCCCTAATTCACAAGGTGAACCTGCCGCAACTACTAAACCTGAATTTGCGATAATTTTTAAATCAGATAAGAAAGTTTCAGTATCCATCTCGTTACCATCAGGTCCGATTAATTTACCTTGACCAGCTCTGTTAAAGTCACACATTTTGATAATAACTTTTCTTGTTCCTGTAGTTGCAGTGTATTGTGAATTATCATCACCCGCATTTTCTAAGGTACTACCACTCCAAACTTGTACGTTTGTTGCCGCAGTAACTGCAGTCCATTGACCTTTAGAGTAATCAAACAATCCTGGAGGATCTAAACCTGCTTCACCACCTTCATAAAATAAATCATAAAGATTTTTAGAGTATGATGTACCTGTTCCACCTGGGTATCCTGCGTTGTCTGCCGGTGCAGGTCCATTTGGTGATCCGATTGGTGAATAATGTTCTCCACCGTTAGCAGTTGAATTATCATATCCTTGGATACGAGGTACAAAGAAGAACAATTTACCGATTGGTAAGTTCATTGCTTGTACAGAAACGATGTCGTTAGCCAACAATTTAGAGAAAACTCTTCTTACGATAGGGAAAACAACTGTTTCGAATGCTCCGTTAGAACCTTCAGAAGTTGCTTCGTTAATCAAGAAAGAAGCTTGGTTTTCATATAACTGTGCTACGTTTTCTTTTAGGTGGCCTTTAAGGCCTTCAAGGAATCCTAATTTATCCCATTTGTTAATAGTATCTTCTTTGATAACTTTAAGGTGTTTTAACCCGATGTTACCAACAAGACCTGATTCTAATAATGCTCCCATTTTTTTGGTTTTTTATTTTTTT